GTAACTATTGCTCCAGAGTTACCTCAAGGGTACACAGCAAATACTTGGTATTATCAAGTAGTAACAGATGATCCTAATGCAGAGAATCCATATGAAGGTGGAACATATAATACAACTGGTGCTCCAGAGTCTATTGAGTTAACTGGTTTAACAGAAGGTGCTACATATACTATTAGAGTTGCTAACTGGTCTGGACCTGTAAGTGATTATACTGAGACTGTTATTTCTATACCTGCCCCACAAAGTTCTAACTTAACTGGTGGAGGAGCATCAGAACCTCCTGCCATTGAACCACCTGCAGAAGAACCACCTGCTGAGGAACCACCTGCAGAAGAGCCTCCTGCTGAAGAACCACCTGCTGAGGAAGCACCATTAACTGTTGAAGAAGTAGTTGAATTAATAGAAGATTTGATTGGTAGTGGAGAAATTACTGCAGCAGATGCAGAAGCAGTTTTGGATGCACTTGCAGCAGATGGTGAAATTTCAGTATCAGAAGTAAATAATCTTTCTGAAGCCCTCACTGAAGATGGAACTTTTACACTTGCAGAAAAAGAATTGGTTGCAGATGCACTTGTTCAGTCAGCAGATGGTGAGCCTGTTACTGCTGCAAATATTGAGGCAGCGGGACTTGAATATCGTGATCTTCCACCACAGATTCCAGTAGAAGTAAGAGAAGATGCAAATGGTAATCCAGTAGTCATTACTGCTGAAGTTGCTTCATCCCTTCTAACTCTAGAATCTCCCGCTGCTTTGGTAGGAGCAATTGCTGGATGTTTTAACCCAGATGAGGCTATTGAAGGTTTAACAGAAGAACAAAAATGTGAGGTATTATTAGCACTTGCAAGCATTGGCGCTGATATGTCACCGCAAGAACGACAAACGGCTAAAGAAGTCCTTGTAGCAGCAGTGCTAGTTGGACAGGTCATAGTTGGTAGTGCAATGATAAGGAGAAGATAATGAACTGGTTAAAAAAGAGAATCATGGCGATTCTAAGTGAAAACTTTACATTTCTAGGCTTCTTTGTAGCGTGGGTAGTTTTAGAGGGTAGTGCAAAGACAGTAGTAGGATATGTAACTCTAGCATCAATTGCCATCTGGTTTATGACCATTGGCATTCGTGAAGACGAAGAGTAATAGTATAGTATAATGGAGGGTATGAAAACCCTTCGTAGCCTACTAGTTATATCACTATTAGCCCTATCCCTTACTGGATGTGCTAATAAGTATCGTTATGAGTGTCAAGATCCAGCAAACTGGAATAATGAATCATGTAATCCACCAACCTGTCTAGGGTATGGAGAGTGCGTAAACGATATTTATGGCTATGATCCAAGAGAGGTAGAAAAATGAAACAAAAATACACATCAGATGAATTAGACGCAAGATTAAAGTTTTTTCTTGGTCTAACACTAGGAACAATTTTACTATTTACAACTATGGGTATTTTATATGCCCTTGTTTTTGTAACACAGCCAATTGGTGCACAGTCAGAAAATGATAAGATGTTCTTCAATGTTTTGTCATCAGTTGCTACATTTATTACTGGAACATTGGCTGGTATTTTAATTGGTAGAGATGGTGCAAAAGATATTATGGCTGCACAAATTACCAACAAGGAAGTAGATGCTAAGAATACTCAAGCAGATAAAAAATTAGAAGCAGAAATTGATGCTACAGCAGCACGTTTAGCAGCAAAACCAGATGGACAAATGCCAGAAGAACAACCAGTTGATACAGATTGGGATAAATAAAAATGGCAGAACAGGGCACAGCAGAACGTTTAATTGAAGTTGCAAAGGCAGAAATCGGTGTTATTGAAGGACCTAAAGATAATGAAACAAAGTATGGCGCATATACAAAGGCTAACTTTCAACCGTGGTGTGGGTCATTTATAAACTGGTGTGCAAATGAAGCAGGAGTAAAAGTTCCTAATACTGTCTACACTCCAGGAGGAGCAGCAGCATTTAAAAAGGCTGGTCAATGGATTGATGTTGATATTGCAGATCCAGAGCCAGGAGATATAGCCTATTTTGATTTCCCATCAGATGGCGTTGACAGAATTTCTCACGTAGGAATTGTTATTAAAGATAATGAAGATGGAACTGTTTGGTGTATTGAAGGAAATACTTCTTCAAAGAAATCTGGAAGCCAAAGAAATGGTGGAGAGGTTTGCAAACAACTACGTGCTTATAAGAAAAATAAGGCTGGAGTTCTAATCTCAATAGTTGGTTTTGGTCGTCCAAAATATGGGGCAACTAAAGCAACAGAACCAGCACCCGCTAAAAAATCTCAAAATAAAGCAAAAACCTGCCCAACTTGCGGTCAAAATATAAAATAACACGCTTGACCCTTTAAAGTTTTGCTGGTATACTGAATATACCGCATTCTGGAGGGGTATTCTGATGACTTGTATTGCTGTAGTTAAACAAGACGATAAAATTTATATGGCAGGTGATCGTGGTGCCTCCGATGATGGAACTATTCTTGCTCTTGATGCTCCAAAAGTTTGGAAGATTGGTCCATATTTAATTGGTTATGCTGGGTCAATGGACGGAGAAAGAATTCGTTATAACTTTAAACCATCAGCGCCTAATATTAAAGACACAGATAAGTATATGCAAACTAAGTTTATTAAAGAACTTAGAGAATTTTATAATGAATTTTGGGTTGACACTTCTAAAGAAGGCGATCTTGGTTTAATAATTGCAGTTCGTGGAGAAATCTATGAACATAGTTCAGTAGATATGTCTTTATCTAAATATACATTGCCTTATCTTGCAATGGGTTCAGGTGCAGAATATGCGTATGGCGTTCTATATGCAACAGATAAACAAAAAAATGCTAGAAATCGTGTAATATCTGCTGTATCTGCAGCAATTAAATTTAATCCATCATGCATGGGTCCAGTTGACGTGGTAAGCCTTTAGGTATATCATTATTGTATGATCATTAATCAAAACAAAGATTTAGTTGTACCAGATAATACTATTGCTTTTTTCCCAGTTATTCCAGGAGATGGTTTTAGACAATTTGATATTAAAGATATTGATTTATTTTTAAAACCACTAAATACACATCATAAAAGAGAATGGTTTTCTTCAAATTTTTATAGATGTCTTCCTTTAGCAATAGGAAATATGCAAGGTTTTGTTTTTAGTCTACCATACTCTATTGATGTTTTATGGAATGGTGGAAATAATATAGAAGATCTTAAAATTAACTATTATGAAGATTTTGAAAAATATAAAAATTATAACTTTATTTATGGAACATCAGAATTTGGGCATGGAATATTAACAATTCATTTTCCAATAACACTAAAAACACCGCCAGGAATTAATTTAATGACAATAGCACCACCAAATTTTCCAACCCCTGGATTAAGTCCAATGACTGGTGTAGTAGAATCTGATAATCTTAGATTTTCTTTTACATTAAATATTAAAATTGATATTCCAAATACTGTAATTCATATAAAGCCAAATACACCTTTGGTTGGTTTAATCCCAATACCAAGATATTTTTGTGATTCTTTTGAGTTAAAAGATGCATATAAAATATTTGATAAAAATATTGTTGATAATGAGATTAATGTAACTGATAAACATGCAAAATTAAGAGATGAAGCAAATAAAAAAAATATAAAAGGTGATGGGTCATACTATGCTGGTAAAGATATACTAGGAAATAAATTTAAAGATCATCAACTTCCTAAAAAAAATAATAGTTGACTATTAAGTAGATAAGGTGTACAATTATAATATGGAAGAATTTGAAAAAATCTTAAAAGATATTCAAAGTAAAGAGTCAGATGACAAAGAGTTTGAAATCTGGATTAATAACGGTATTGAACGGGGATGGATAACAGAACCGTTCTGTAATACTCATGATGGAGATCCATTCATGACGGAAGAAGAACAAGAAGAGTGGGAAGCAGGAGGCGACCCATGCCAAGTAGTGTTCAAAATAAAAGAATAAAAAAGGGGTAATAATGAAAAAAGTAGCAGTGGGGATTGCAGTAGTATTAGGATTGACATTACTGTCTCCAGCAGTAGCAGAAACAAAACCATCAATTGCAATTATTGATACAGCAATTGATACAACATTGCCAGCGCTTCAAGGTAAAATTATTCATGAAGCATGCGTTATGCAGTCTAAGGGATGTCCAAATAAGCAAATGATTCAAGAAGGTCCTGGATCTGCATCTCTTCCAACAAGTCAACTATATGCTAATGGCTTTGATCATGGAACAATTATGGCTTTAATTGCAACACAGGTAAACCCAGATATTAATATTGTGTTTATTCGTATTGTTCCAATGGCTGCAAATGGAAGACAATCACAATACACAGAATCTTCTGTGCTAAGTGCATTAGAGTGGGTTGCACAAAATAAACAAAAGTTTAATATTATTGCAACATCTGCATCAATTGGTCATCATAATTTGCGTACTGGAGCAAACTATTGTCCAGTAAAGGCTAACTTACGAGATGGTATCGTTAAACTACAATCTTTAAATGTTGCAACTATTTTTGCAGCAGGAAATAACTATGATATTTCTAGAGTAGACTATCCAGCATGCATTACTGAATCTATTGCAGTTGGTTCTGCAACCAGAGAAGGTAGAATTGCATTGCATAGTAATGGTGGAAAAGAACTTGATTTCTATGCTCTAGGTTCTTTTGAGACAAATGTAAAAAATGCAGTAGGAACATCAGCAGCAACTGCTGCGCTTGCATCTTATTGGGTTAAGAACTATAAGGGAAGTTATTTATCAACATATGAATACCTTAAGTCTTTGTCAAAGCCAACAGAGAGCGAACAAATAAAGTCAAACAACTTTATTGATATACTAAAATAATAGGTTTTGGTCTGTAACTCAGTTGGTAGAGTGCCGAACTGTTAATTCGGATGTCGCAGGATCGTGCCCTGCCAGACCAGCAAATGCGGAAGTAACTCAATTGGTAGAGTTTCTGCCTTCCAAGCAGACTGTTGCGAGTTCAAGTCTCGTCTTCCGCTCCAAATTCTGATATAATATATATGTACTGCCTACTGGGGTACACTAACTTATTCGCTTGAAAGGGGAATAAAAATGGTAACAAACCTAACTATGGATCTATTCAATGATCCTTTTTTTATTGGCTGGAATAGAGAGTTATCCAGACTTAATAATGCACATAGAACAAACTCTCAATCCTATCCTCCATATGATCTTCTTAAACTAGATGAAGATACATATAAACTATCTCTTGCAGTAGCAGGGTTTTCAAAAGACGACATTGATGTATCTGTTGATAATGGATCTCTTGTTATTAAGGGAGAACTTGTAGAGGTAACAGATGCTGAAGTTGTTCATAAGGGAATTGCTGGTCGTAAATTTACCCGCACATTTGCTCTTGGTGAATACATGGAGGTTACTGGTGCTGAACTTAAGGACGGTATGCTAACAATTCACATTGATAGAATCGTTCCAGAAGAAAAGAAACCAAAGTCTATCAAGATCAAGTAGTATAATATAGATAGTCCCTACACAGGACCTTGGGATGGAGTAGTTACCCTTCTATATATTCCCTGGCCTAAGTGCTTGGAATACCTGTGTAGGGCTTATACACACTGATATAATTATGCTTAATGACTGACAAAGAGTTAGACCATTATAATAAGCAAGAGTATAAAAAGAGGCTTGCAAAAATTAAAGAAGACTCTGGGTGTATAGATTGTGGAATTAACAATCATATTATATTAGATTTTGATCACATAAGAGATAAAAAATATAACATTTCAAGAATGATTCATGATGGATTTTCATGGAAAGCAATTAAAAAAGAAATAGAAAAATGTGAAGTTGTGTGTGCTAATTGTCATAGAATGAGAACGTACCACAGGTTGACACATACAGTAGCCTAATGATATACTTAATAGATAGTTATTAATTGGAGAGATATGCCAGTATACGATTATAAATGCACAACATGTTCTTCTACTCTTGAATTTAAACGAGAGTTTGGTGAAGATAGAGAACCATCATGTTGTGGTGCAACAATGCAAAGACAATGGTCGTCGCCTGGAGTTATGTTTAATGCCCCAGGATTTTATTCTACTGATAATAGAAAGTAGCGGTATACTATGAATACAATGATTGCAGAAGAAGTTATAAATAAAGAATGGGTTCTTGGCCCAATGGATCGTTGTGATTCTTGTGCTGCAGAAGCCCTTGTAAAGATAACTGGACTAACTGGAGATCTAATGTTTTGCGGTCATCACTATAATAAAATTATTGATAATCCAGAAGGCTATGCAAAAATGATGTCATTTATGCTTACTATAATTGACGAACGTGAAAAACTAATTGAAAACAAAGCGAAAGGTAAAGACTACTAATGTATGAGTATTTTGTTAAAGAAGTAAAAAATGTTGTTGATGGAGATACAATTGATGTTATTATTGATTTAGGTTTTGATATTTTATTTGCATCTCGTGTGCGACTTGCTGGAATTGATACACCAGAATCAAGAACAACAGATAAAGCCGAAAAGGCTCTTGGCATTGAAGCCAAAGAATATTTAAAGAAACATCTTAAAGATGCTAAGTCTGTAGTTATTCGTACAGAAAAAATGGACTCATCTGAAAAATATGGTCGCATTCTTGGCTGGGTATATGTTAATGGAGACTCTGAGTCATTAAATAATAAGATGATTAATGATGGATATGCTTGGGGATATCTTGGTGATACAAAAATTAAAGACTTTGAAGCATTGAAAAAGGCTAGAGCAAAGTCTGGAAAATGAAAACAGTATTTTATTTTACAGCAGACTGGTGTGGACCATGCAAAAAGGTTCGCCCAATTGTTGAAGAATTAAATAGAGAGCGCTCAGATGTATCTTTTCAAATTATTGATGTTGATTTAGAAAAAGAATTAGTAAAAAACTTTGAAATAGCGTCTGTTCCAACTTTTATATTGTTTGAAAATGAAAAACAGATTGATCGTATAACTGGGGCACAAACAAGGGAAAAGTTAAATGATTTTATTAATGAAAAAAATATTCAAAAGGATGTTTAATCCAGATGGAAAAGATATGATTCCAAACGAAGAAGAGATAATGGACTATCTTATTTTAAATGGTGGTCTTGAAGTTGTTGGTATTGATTCAGAAAATCAATCTTTCCTTTATTCCTTTACTCCAAAAATAAAAGAGTTAATGCCAGATTTATACGAAGAACATATTAGGACTGTCAACAGTGATATTTTAGCGTTATGGGAAAAAGGGTATGTAAACATAGACTTTATGTCAGATGACCCAGTAATAACCATAACCAAGAAGTCATTAAATGATGAAGAACTGTCAAAATTAAGCAAGCAAGATCAATGGGCTATAGCAGAATTAAAACGCCTTATGCTTAAAAAAGAACTCTGATATAATCAGTATATAACCTAGGAGGTTTATTATGCCAGTAGGCGGAGGCGGAAAGCCAGCAGGAGGATATCGTGCAGGCAAAAAAGGTAGTTATGGCTGCGATGGATACCCAACAGTAAGTGCAGATGGAACAGTTCATGGATGTCACCCAACAAAGGCTCGTGCAGCAGCACAGGCTCGTGCTATCTGGGCAAGTACTGCTCGTAAATCAATTACATCAATAGAAAAATCAATGGTCACAGAAGGTGACTTTGTTATGTTTATTAATGAAGATGATGAAATTAAGGTTGGTCGTGTTGAATACGTAATGACAAATCCTGGTTTGCTTGGACTTGCTGGTTCTGAATACTCAATGGAATATGCAGAAGATGACAAGCCAGTTATTGTTCGCATGTATGAAGAAGAGGATGGTGCATGGGAAGAAGAAGAATGCGTTGTTTATCATCGCATGTCAGAAGTTGTTAAGATTGAATCATTGTCTGTATCTGTAGATTTAATTGTTGAAATGGGTTCAACTGATTCAGGAATTCCAGAAACAGATTCAGAAACATTAATGGCAATGTACGATGCACAGATGGGCAAAGCAGAAAAGCCTAATTACGAAGATGTTATTAAGCCAAGACGTGGTGGAAGTGATCCATCAAATCCAAAACTTTATGCAAGAGTTGTTCAAGCAGCAAAAGATAAGTTTGATGTTTATCCATCTGCGTATGCTAATGCTTGGGTAGTTGCTGAGTACAAGCGTCGTGGTGGCACATATAAATCTGAAACAAAAACAACTAAAACAATTTGGGATGGAAGCATGCTTGATCCAAGAGGGTTTACAAAGTAATGGCTAAAAGATCTTCTGCTTCTTATTATTCAAACCAGGCTTTTAATCCAATGCAAATTAAAAATGGAAGAATTGTTCGTTTAAGAAAAGACGGATCTATTAAAGCAGATCTTGGTCCATATTTAAATAAGTCACAGAAAAAGACTGTCAATGGCTGAAACATATTCTCCAAATAGTGGTATGAAGGCTGCAGCACGTCGTGCCTTAAGATGGAAAGAAGAAGGCAAGGCTACTGGTGCTGGAACTCCTGTTGGTTGGGGAAGGGCTACAGACATAGTAAATGGCGCATCTATGTCTCTTGATACTGTTAAAAGAATGTACTCTTTCTTTTCACGTCATGAAGTAGATAAAAAAGGAAAAGACTTTTATAACACAAGCAATCCATCTAATGGAAGAATTATGTGGGATGCTTGGGGTGGTGACGCAGGGTTCTCATGGAGTCGTGCAATAGTTAACAGAGAAAAAAATAAAGCAGAAAAAGCATGGGTAGGAAGCGCATTTAGTTTCAGAAAGGGGTAGGGGACAGTGGAAGATTTAACAATAGAAGAAGTTAAGCAATTAGTTAATTTCTATAAGCAAAAGTCATCAGATCTAGAGTTTCAGGTTCTTCAATTACAGATTAAGTTAAATAAACTTATTTCTCTTTATGCACCAACAACTCAAGCAACAAAAACAGTTGTTGATAAAAAAGAAAAATCTTAATAATTAGGAAAGCATGGAATATTTATTAGTTGTTGTGTTGACAACTGCTTCTACATGGTTTATACTTAAGATATCAAGCAAAAAGGGTATGAAAATTTTTAAAAAAATAGTATATAGGCAAAGCCATATATATGAAATGGTTAAAGATGTTATACCTAAAGAAATGTTTGAAAAGCCTAAAATGATTAGACAGTCACAAAAGCATATTCAAAAAAATATGTTAAAGGTTGTTATCACAGAAGGTAAAGCATATTGGACAGTAGACAATGTTTTTTATACTGCTAATGCCATAAATGGCAGGGTAGATGAAAGCACTATTGAGCCATTAGACATACATAATATGTCAAAGAAAGAATTAACAAAGATGATGGACATCTTAGATGATTTAAGAAAAGGGATGCAATAAAATGATTGTGGCAGTGCAGGGGACATCTGAGTTTAACGACTACAATATATTTCTTCGTGCCATGAGTGTTGCCTTGTCTGGAATGAAACAGGATGATAAAGAATTTATTATTTATTCTGTAGGCCCAGCAAAAATTAATAACTTTGTTTCAGAGTTTTCTAATTTATCTGAGCGTGGTATGAAGGCTAGAGGAAAAAAAATTAAATTTTATAATACAGCACCTTCGTGGCTTGATACAAATATGGATCAGGTAAACTATTTTGCTTTTTTAAGTAAGCCAAATGAATCAAAGTCTAGACTAGTTTCTAGTGCTGAATCAAAAAATATTGAAGTGGGGATTTTTAGGTACTAATATGCCAGAACTTAATGCAAACATTCCGCCTATTGAGTGTTACGTTAGAGGAAACTTTTTACGTAATCAAGAAGATAGCCATGATAAGTATTTTCCTTGTGTAATATTTGGAGTTTCAACTATTCAAAATAGAAGCCCACTGTTTCATTTTTTAATGGAAGATGGTGGCATCTGGTGGAGAATGCCAATCAATGCCTTTTGTACAAAACCAGGGGTTCCTGAAGAAGATATTCACAACTTAGTTTTATGGAATTCTTTTAGTCCTTATGTTTCAGTAACAAAATTTGCTAATCTTGCAAACATGAAGATGTCATACATTGATCGTACTAAAACAAAGATTAATGGAAAGTATTTATTTACCTTGGATTGGCATAATCCTGAGTCTAACATTCTTGATCATGGATATTCAGAAAGTCCTGGTCAACACAAGTGTGGTCATGTTATTGTAAGAGATGATGGAAACTTTGCAGTACAGCCTAACAATAGAGTGTTATTGTTTGAGCCTTCCTTCACAACTAAATATGGAAAAATGGTAATTGATAGATTAATCAATGAGCGTCAGTGGGACGTTGAAGATAGTCCAAAGTGGACTTTAGAAGATAGCAATAGATATCACTATGATATCGGACTAGGGGAGCAAAAATGATTATTAGAAGTTTAAATACAATGGATAAAATTGTAAACAAAAACAATAATCTTATTTGGGATGGCTGGGATGTTGTTGATTTAAAAGAATCAGACATGGCAAAAACATCGGTAAATGGAATTAGAGTAAAAGACAAGTGGTACTTACATAAAATATACAAGCCAGGTCGCAATGGTTGGGATATTCCAAATAAGTATAGGGAGTAACCTTGAAGCAGCATTTATGGAAAGATGAGGCTGCTTGTTTAGGTCTTGAAACAAATTTATACTTTGATAAGTATGAGGATGAAGAGGGAATTAGACAAAACGTTGATGCACTTTGTAGACAGTGCCCCGTTAAAAAAACATGTTTTGCTAACGGAGTATCTGGAAAAGAGTGGGGAGTTTGGGGAGGTGTTTACCTTGAAACTGGAGAAATTTCAAGAGAATTTAATAAACATAAATCTAAACAAGACTGGTCAAACACTTGGCAGTCTCTAACAATGGAATGATATGTATACAAACGAGATGCGTAGAGCAGTTCATTCAATACAAGTACCTAAAAATTTTAGCGTTGACATAATAGATAATGATCATTTTTTAACTATTAAGTTAGACGAATATAAGTTTTTAAATATGGTACATGATGAAAAAATAGCAGCACTACAATATGTAGTAAAGTTAAAAAATGCATTAGAAAGTAATGGAGCAGTAGTATTAGTAACCAGAGAGGCAATAAAATGATTAAAAATGTTATAAATTATTTTATTTGTAAAATTAAAGAACATAATTTGGTTGATGCTGGATCGTGTCCATTTACTGGCAAAAACTATATAGCATGTTTAAGATGTGGAGGATTACAAACAAAATGAAAAAAGGAATAGTAGTCTTGATCGTGGCTGGAATATCTATGCTTGTTGCACTTAGTTTATTTTTTGCCTCAAACCTTAGCAAACTGGCTGATTTAGACGTATTTGATATTGAAGATGACGACTTTTAATATAGAGATTGGTATAGTACAATAGATAGTATGGAAACTATGGTTTTAATATTTTTGGGTACCCTGGCTTTATCCTTTGCAATAGCCTATCTGTCTATATTTTCTAAACTTAAAAAAACACAATTTTTATTAGCAGAGTTATACTTAAAAAACTCTGCACTTGAAGAGTTGTTTTTAAAAACAAAACTAAATGATAATGACTCTGTAGAAGACATTCATAAAGAAAATTTTATAAAGTTTTTATCTGATTCAAGAGATTGGGCATTTGAATATATAGAAACATCACAAAAAGTAATAAAGGAAGTTTCCAAAGAACTAAGCAATAAAGGACTAAACAACTATTCAGAAAAACTTATGGCATTGCTTCCAGATGCAGAGATTAAAGGTTAAACAATGAAAGAAATATTTTTCTCTATACTAACAGGTTTTGGATGCGGTGTTGTGTTCGCAGCATTCAAATTGCCAGTTCCAGCACCACCAGTTTTTGCGGGAGTCGCAGGAATTATTGGTCTATGGATTGGCTTTACAACAATAACACGAATTATATCCTAGGAGGAATAATGAATAACATACTAAACGAAAAAACAAAAGCAATGCTAGCATCATACGGACGATCAGTTCTTGGTTCAGTAATTGCACTTTACATGGCTGGCGTAACAGATCCTAAAGATCTTTGGGCTGCACTAGTTGCTGCACTTGCACCAGTTGCATTGAGAGCACTCAACCCTAATGACAAGGCGTTTGGCGTACTGCCAGATACTGGTGCTGTTTCAGATGCACTTAGCAAGATTGTACCTGCTAAGAAGGCTCCAGCAAAGAAGAAGGCTGCTGCTAAAAAGAAGTAGTTAGTTAATTAGGAAGGGCGAATTTACTAAAAATAAGTTCGCCTTTCTTAATTTTTATAATGGGGATATATGGACTTTGTATACATATGTAAAGACGGAGATAATGATGAGTTAAAGTACTCAATTAGATCTGTTGTTGCAAGTTTCCCTGAAGCAAATATCTGGGTTGTTGGTGGAAAACCAGAGTGGTATGTTGGAAACTACATAAAAGTTCCTCAAAACCTAACAAAATATAAGAATGCATTTTATAATTTAAAAAGCATTACAGAGTCAAATGAAATATCTGAATCATTTGTTTTAATGAATGATGATTTTTATATTATAAAAAAGATAAACAATATAGATAACTATCATGGTGGATCTCTTTTAGAAAAAATAAATCTATATCAAAAAATAAATTCAAATTCTGGGTATACAAGAAAACTTTTAGCAACATATAAGAAAGTTATTTCTTTAGGAATTGAAGATGCTTTAGACTATGAACTGCATGTTCCAATGATAATGGAAAAAGAAAAACTAAAAGAAGTGTTAAAAAACCAAGACCAATTTTTATGGAGATCCGTTTATGGAAACCTGTTTAATGTTGGAGGAAAAGAAATGGAAGATGTAAAAGTCTATACAAAAGGTCCATTAGTTTTAAAGTCATACAACCTGAAAAAAGAAGATCATATATATCTTTCTAGTGCAGATACATCATTTGATTTAATCTTAAACAGTATACTTAAGAAACAATTTACATCAAAAACTAAATATGAGAAATAATCTCTAAGTATTTATCAACAAGATTTTCTGGATTAAAGTTATCATTGCCTATTTGATAGGCCTTTTCTTTGTATTCATTTTTATTTTTATTGTTTACATACTCGTCAATCTGATTTGCTAGTTTTTCTTTGTTTGCTTCAAACAATTCAATCCTAACCTTTGTTCTAAATAAACTAATTAATGATGTTTCAACTAACCATTCTTTTGGTAAAATATAATTATTAGGAGATATATCAGTCATGAAAACTGGAAGGGCACTCATAAGAGCCTCATTCATAGGCAAACAAAGACCTGCATAACGTCTAGGAAGCACCATAGCGTCAAACCCACTATACATATCTTCTCTATTGTCAGGATTTCCTATTTCAATAGTAAGTCTTGAATCTTTTACGTCTGTCTCTATTTCACTCTGGCTTCTTATAACTAATTCATAATCTGCCTTAGAATATTTAAGCATTTCAAGCACAGTATCTGTACCATTTCTATCCTTTGCTGCTTTCTTTCCAGCAATATGAAGTATTCTATTATGATCTTTAGACATGTTTATTTCTTTAGCCCCTGAAAAAATTGATGGATTTGTTGGTGGTGGTAAATGAATTACATTTGATTGTTTACCAAAAAGTTTTTTAACATGATCAATATGCCAAACGCTTGGAGATAGAAGAACATCTGGAAGAGCAAGGTTTGGTGATGCAAGATTACCAAAGAGTTCATAGTTATACTGAAGGATGGTTTTTACTCCATACCTTTTAGCATATTTTACAAAGTTTTGATCATAAAATGTTTCACAACTAATAACAATATCAACTTCTCTTAAAAATAATTTTATTTGTTGTAGGGTTGGAAATCCAGTTGACTTTATACAGTCATAATCTTTATACCATTCTGGGTGTTGTTTATTTTTATTAAAAGGTGTTGAATCTATTAGCAATATCTTTGTTGGTTTTAACATATCAACAAGTTCTTTTGTTTGATTTCCAAGTCCAGTATTGTCGGATCTAGCAATAATTCCTAGTCTCATTTTTTATTAAACCAAACATCATCATCTGAAGTATATTTTCTTCCACCTTCACGACCATCTAAGTGGTAAGATCGTTTAATGTTTCCTTCTGGATGATATATCCAAAGTTTGTGTTTATTCCATCCATCTTTATTAAAATTATCATAGGGAGAAATTTCATCCTGTATTCTTCCATGAGTTTTATCTTCAATAAAAGTTTTATCTTCCAGTGGTGGGAGAATTACTTCTCTGTAGTATGAAACCTTACTAAGGTGTGGTCTTTGGCTCCACTGAGATGTTCTCATAAAAATATCTTCAAGACCAAACATTAAGTGGTTATGCGACTCTGGTATAAACGCTTCATGATGAAAACGAATTGTATTTGCTTTTTCATTCCCAATCATGTCAAAACATTTTTGCCAATCAATTTCTACGTCTGGAGTGAGTGGTGCATCACCTTCAACATAAAGTAATGCAGATGTTTGGATATCATCAATAGTCTTACGCATCATTGTGGTTTGGTGACTATGGTTATCAAATACTACTGGAAGTACATTTTTATATTCATGCAAACATTTCCAAAGAATTCTATTTTTATATTCATTATAGTCTGTTTCACGATCCATTTGTTCTTGTCGTAATCCGTCAATTTGCATAATGATTTCATTTTTTGGAAAGTGAACCCTAATAGATTTAATAGTCTCATCAATAATATATGTTTGTGGATGACTTGGCAAAACGGATGTTGCTAAAATAATTGTTACATCATTTTTATTCATTAATCTGCCTCATTAGTTTTATTCCAAGATCTCTTTTATATTTCATCCACCAGCATACCACCTTATGCATATTGTGAGGGTACTGATTTAATAGTTCAGGAACCAAGAAACGTAAATCAGCCCAATTAGAAACAAGGCTTACAGGCATTTCATTTCCAAATATAATATTATAAAAATCAATAGAGTCACCCTTTGAATTAATTTTATCTCCAATGGGAAGGCACAACATTTCTATAGCCTCAAAAAATCTGAACGTATCTATTGTTACCGCACCAGAAGGGGCTGGAGCAATCCTAGCGCTAGCAAGGTTACGATAGTAGTCTATTGGTTGATCGCCCTGTGCAAAGCCTTCTGTAGGCTTATAAAGGGTATTTGGCATTGTTTGTATAGCCTTTGACAACTGCTGTCTTCTTGAATGTGTTATTTGACCACCAAAATATAAATCATAATTCTTAATAGGATAATCTGGAATAAACTTCTTTAAATGTTGGGGGACTCCAATAGGTAGTTTATTATATTGTTTATTATTTTCATTAAAATATTGAACCCATATTTCAGCATTAGGGTGATTGATTTTACTTATATCAAACTTACTTTCTTCATCACCAGTAATAAAAAGAACAACCCTTGAAAGGTTTTGTATTTCTTTATTGACATTTTCTTCATAGCCAAGGTTTTGAGGTCCAGGAACTACAACAAAGCCACGATCTTTTCTAGGAATAGATGTTGCTTTTATCTGATCTATTTCATACTTGTCAAATACTTCTTTTAATAAACCATAATCCCATTTGTCAGAAGCACAATCTTCTTGATTAAAAGAGTATAGGTATGCATTTATCAACTTAATAATCTCCAAAGTTTTTCTTCTACAATAAGTTTTTCAATAAGATTATCATCTATTTGAGATTTATATTTTCTAACAGCATTTATTTTATTCTTAGTAAAATTTATTTTAATTTCTTCTATTTTATTTTTTGATTTAAACTTATTTATTCTATTTTCATAAAGTTCAGGATATAAGATTCTATATGGAAGTTCAGCATATATAAAATATTTTTTATTATATAAATCCATTATTTCAAAAAGTTTATCAGACAAAAATATATGATCTGGATGATGAATTCCTAATGGAATATATATGTTATCAAAATTATTAATTGTTGATTTTATCCAAGCAACCAGTAGGTGCTCGTCTTGTTTTCCATAAACATCATCTAATAAATCATTATTAATTATTTTTGCACCAACAAGTTCACAGGCTTCTTGGTGTTCTTTTCTTAATATTGTATGTTTTTTATATCCAGCAGTATCTGTTGGCACACCAGCAAATGCAGAGGCTATAGTAAAAGAGTTATCATTAATAATATAGTCACCTAAAGAAAATATTGCATCGTCAGTATGTGGAGAAAAGATCAAATTATTCATAAAACAAATGAACCTCATGTTGATAGTCAAGCAAGGTTTCTTTATACCCCAACGCTTTAATCCAATATCTTACCTCAGACAAATACTCACCAAACTGGTGAAACATAAACTCTGGGTGCCCAGATAGCCAAATCTTTGGCTTGTGTTCTCTAAGAACTCTTTCAGAACCTTTAAGAACTTTCCATTCGCTACCCTCTACATCAATAGATATTGCTGTTGGGGCTTCTAGTTCATGAACATAAACAAGACTATCTATTGTTATCTGACCGTAGTTATCTCCTTCAAGATATAACTCTTTAAATCCATGTGCCTTGTTTAGATTTTCGTTTGATACTGGTGGAAAGCCATTATGAAATATCTCTGCTTTATCGTTATTTATATCAGAAGCAAATGCTGCAATGGTTGCTATAGGTGGTTCAAGTTTATTTGCAGACCAGAGTACTGGGTAGTGCGACCAGACTTGCGGATTTGGCTCAAATAGAACTACTTTTGCTCCCCACATCTGACATAGGGCAGGGAACTCTCCTTCTTCTGCTCCAACATAATAAACAACATCTCCTTTACCAATGTTATCAGCCATAGATTTAGTTCGTATCTTTTCCCAACCTTCTGGCTCATACCACTCTGATCTATCTGCACGATGCTGTGGCAGGACTATTTTAAACTCTCCATTAATAACTACTTCAACCATCTCTGTCATTTTTTATCCATATAAAAATCAACTATTTCTTTCATTGTATCTTTCATGGTATGTTCTGGCTTCCATCCAGTTTTTTCTTGCAGCAATGATGAGTTCATAAATTGTTTTTTAATTTCAAACCCATCGCTTGCAACTATCTCATGCCTAATCTTTTTACCGATAACATCCTGGACAATATTAAATACTTCAAGCGTAGAGTATCTTTCGCCAGATGATATATTAAATGATGGAATGTTATTAACTGTTTCCCCATATGCCAGTATGTTTGCATATGCTGATACAACATCCTTGACATTTATATATTCTCTAATATCTCTGCCAGCATTTCTTATTGTAAACAATACGTCATTCTTGTATGCCCTTACAATTCCAGGGATCAATCGTTGAATATTATTATCACCAGTTCCATATATATTACAAGCACGAGTAGTTATGATAGGCATCTTATATGTATTTCTGTATGAGTTACAAACAATATCTGTAATAGATTTAGATGCGTCATAAGGATAGATGCCATTTAGTATGTGATCTTCAAAGTATTCGTCATTAGTTAATTCGCCATATGCTTTATCGCTAGATGCAACAATAATTGACTTGCAGTTTCTGTAATCTCTTAATGATTCAAGTATGTTTAATGTTCCAACAACGTTTGTATAAAATGTATTATATGGATATTTAATTGAATCATAGGCTTGTGTCTGTGCTGCAAGATGAATAAAATAATCTGGTCTTGATTTTTCTATAAAAAAATCAACATCCATTTTATTATTAATGCTTCCGTATACCTTATTCACATCTTTAGAAAGTTCTGTACGGCTATGCTCATCTTTTAATAATACAAAAACATTCCATCCCAAAGAAAGATAGTAATTAGATAAATGAGAACCAAGTAATCCAGTTGCTCCAGTTATTGCTACACTCTTCATTGTATTCCCAACTCTCTCATTATTGCATCCCATCTATGAACATAGGTATGTTCTTTCTTTGTTCTTTCATGCCCAGCAAACCTAATCTTTTCTCTAGAAACACCATCAAAAAGATATTCATCTATCTTTGTTTTTAGATCAATAAAGTTTCCATGCTCATAAAAAACAATTTCTTTTCCATCATCAAAATAATCTTCAAGACCTTTAATGCGTGGGTAAATAGTAAAGCCACCACGACCAGTACTTTCAAATAATCTATCGCTAGTATAGTAAGGATAGTTAAAGTTAATGTTAAGGCTATCTCCAATTGCTACCTTGCTTTTTGCATACATACGATTTAATGCATCACCACGAACAGTTCCAGTATCTCCATCTCCACCAACATGAAGAAATCTTTTACCGTATGTTTTTCTTAAAAAGTCTATTAGTTCTGGGCGATACTTATGTTCATGTACTTCTGTATTTTCATTAAACCAATCAGCCATTAACTTGTCAACTGTAAAAAAGTGACCAATTGTTTTATAAAAGTTATCATTTTCTAAATCTTTTTGTCGTTCAATACCAAACCATAAATCAAGATGATAAGTCATTGTTGGAATGCCAGCATCTTTTAATTTTATGAGTACTTCGTCCATAGGCATTGACCCTGGAGTATTCCATCTATGTGTATGAACCCAGATAAAAAGGTTTGATCGTAATGCCTGTTTTAATATTTGCTCGCTTGTTGCTTTCTTTTCCTGCATTTTTTCAACGGTATGTCCAAGAGACTCTAAAGACTTAGCATGATGATTCTCACTGCTATAAGGTACCTCAAAGTTACCAAGAAATACTATTTTAGCCAATGTTACCCCTTAGTAAATAATTCTTTTTGTAGCCCATTCCAATATAAATTGTAATAGTTTTGATCAAATGAAAATGTCTTTAAATGTTGAACTGTAGCACCAGTGTGAGCATACAGTGGAATTCCAGCCTTCTTTAACTTACGGAAAAACACAATGTCTTCGCTAATGTATTTATCTCCAAGACCTTCTTTTTCTGCAAACAAAGAATAGTCTGGCTCAACTGCTCTAATAGGATCAATAATTGATTTATGCATAAGAGTTAAACCAAAACCAGCAGAATCAACCTTTATAACTTGATTCTCTGGCAATGGATGAATAATTACCAACTCATGCTCATTGCTTCCTTGATTAAATACTGCTGGAAATGGTTGCATTAATGATCGTTCATTTTCTTTAGAAACAAAATAAACTCCAGTAACAACAGGTTTAGATAGTTTATCTGCTGTTTCCCAAATTGTTTTAAATACTGCTGGAGTTAAAACTATGTCTGAATCTACCCACAAAAGCCAGTCACTCTTAATGTTATCAGCCCAATTGTCAAACAATACCTGTCTTTGTCTTCCAATTTGATTTCCATTGACACGAAGTTTATTTACAAACTTTACATTTTCTTTGTCACAGGTCATAATTGTATTGATAAGTCCGTCTGCAAACCTACCCTCAACCATTCCATTGTCACACCACCCAATAGTGATAGTTTCTTTTTTACTATGAGCCATTGCTATCTTCCTTCCAAATATTTTTTAAACAGTTCCATAATTTCAACAGTATACTTATCATAGTTTATTTCAATAATAGCATTTGACTCATCAAGTTCATGGATAGTTAGTTCTTTTGCTATGTTAAAAAGAACATTCTTGATGCCTTCTTCAAGTTCTCCCATGTTAAACCTCGTTCTGCCCTCTAGCAATTGCAGCAGAAATTTCAAATGCTTTTTGAGTTCTACGAGACTTGTTTAATCCTTTTGCTTTCCAAAGTTGAGATGTTCCTTCAATATCAACGGCTATCTGATCTCTTATTTCTTTTACAGTAAAAACAATAAAGTCCCAAACCTGTTCTTTTTGTTTCTCTGTAAGTTCTTCTGTCCAGTTAGTCATCTTCATCCTCAAAATCTCTCAGGGCACTAGAGTTACTAAAGCAATTATTGCAATCGCCGTTAACTAACCTGCCACCACAGTAGTCACAAAACATACTTCTATAATACCAGATCGTACAGCAGGTAGGACTTGAACCTACGATAGCCGAATTATGAGTTCGGTGCCTTGACCAACTTGGCTACTGCTGCTTAAAAAGATTTATCCTCTTGCAACCTTGGCAGCAAGCAATCTCATACCAACAGCATTTTCAATGCTATCTTTAATTTCAATAGCCTCAAT